GATGACGGGATTAAGGCTACGGTGTCCCTTACCCGCAACGACAACCCCAGCGTGTCGTATGACTCCTTTACGTACCGGACCGAACCCTCCGGGATGTTCTCTGGGCTGGACCAGCAGGCATGGGATGAGTTGATCGAGAGCCAAGAAGCAGAGGCCGACTTGGAAGCCGCCATGCAAGAAGAAGCAGTAGACCTAAGCAACAAGTTGTACACCATGCTAAGCGACGAGTCCGAGTATCTGACCAGCGAAGCCGCATACATCGAGTACTGCGAAGCCAACGACATCACATTTGAAACAGAGGAAGATTATGAAACTGAGTATTAAAGTAAGCCATCTGTAAGCAACGCAATCTAATATTAGTTACCAACCAAGGAAATCAAATGAGCATCACAACAATCGCCGGAATCGCACGGGCTGCTATGTTAGTAGACCTTAACATCAAAGTTTACTCAGGCCGTAAGCAAGACCGTAAGACACAAGCGGAAGTTACCACGGCCAAGGGTTCAGGCTCTAAGCGTGCCGCGTCTGTGTATAAATCGCTGTTCGCTGACTGCAAGGAGCTAGACGACATCACCAAGTACCAAGCCCGCATACGTGCCGAGCACTACCGCCTGACTAAGCCGTGGGCAGATAACGGCCAGCGCCTGCTGCCTACCAAGCTGCTGCTGGAGTACCAAGGGGCTATGGGCAAGTGCAAGACTGAGTTCGAGTTCCTCGTGGACAAGTTCGTAGTCAAGTATGACACCCTCGTGGCGGCGGCTGCGTTTCAACTGGGTACGTTGTTCGACCGTGATGAGTACCTGCCCGGCAGTCAGATTGCCCGTAAGTTTGCGATTGAGACTTCGTTCAGCCCCCTGCCTATTGCAGGTGACTTCCGGGTGGACATCGAGAGCGAGGTACAACAGCAACTCATTAAGCAGTATGAGGCTAAGTCCCAAGCGTTGCTGGCGCAGTCTACGCAGGATTCGTGGTCACGGCTGCATAAGGTATTGACCAATCTCAGTGATCGCCTCGTCATTGAGGAGGACGGTACCAAGCGTAAGTTCCACGATACCCTCGTGTCCAATGCAGAAGAGTTGTGCGAGTTGCTGGACGCCCTGAACGTCACGGCTGACCCTGATCTGGAGCGGGCACGTAGCAAACTGCTGGATGCCATGACAGGTGTTACTCCCAAAGAACTACGTACAGAGGACAGCACTCGCATTGAGACTAAACGCAAGGTGGACGCTATCTTGGACGCCTTCGACTGGGGAGTAGAAGATGCAGATGCAGACGCTTGCTGACTGGCCCCGAGTTAAACGCCTAGATGCCCTATACCAAATAAAGGTTTTTTTTATGCCCCCTGAAGATGGATACTGCGCAAACCGTTATGAAGAGCGAGGAGACTCATATACCCTGCGCACATGGAGCGACGCAGGCAAAGAGACGAGTTCAAAAGGAGAGTTGCAAAACCGCCCCGACTGGCTGGAAACCATCATAAATGTGGCTACTATTGGGGGGCAGTTACAGCGCCCCCCGGTAGCGCCGCCGACTTGCATCGTCTGGTTTCGTACCGACGCAAACCACACGCTCATTGAATTTACCAACTTCACAAAGGAGTAACTATGATCTACGACAACTTATCCAACGAAGAACTTATCCGCGAGGCGGACAACCAAAACGTGCAGGGGCTTGCTAGTGCTCTGGCGGAACGACTGGATATGCAGCAATATAAAGGGTCTGTGTTCCAAGACCAAGCGGCGTTCATGCAGGCTTGTGGGCAGACAACCACCACAGAAAACGCAGCCCAAGCCGGCTTGTATACCAACCTGATAAACGAAGAGCTAAACGAACTTGGCGCGGCACTTGAGGCGGGTGATGAGGTAGAAGCCTTTGATGCCGTGCTGGACTCCATCGTCGTGCTGATCGGGCTAGGGTTATCGTTAGGCTGGCCTATGGAGGAGGGATGGGCAGAGGTTGTTCGTTCTAACTTCGCTAAGGTAGACCCGGTTACTGGCAAGGTAACTCGCCGTGAGGACGGAAAAATTCTGAAACCCGAGGGCTGGACGCCACCTAACCTTGAACTAATATTAGATGAACATGAAGCATTCCTCAATTCCTCATATCCCGGAGCCTCGAAATGACTAAGACTGCCACGACAGAAGCATACGCCCCACGGGTCAAACGCCCTAACGAGGCGACTCCGCCAAGGAGTAACTACAAGGCCACAACATATAGAACGGGTGATGGGGACCAAATTATCCCAGCCCGCCCCGGGTCACTGGACTTCCTCAAGTACAAGTCCAAAGGATACCCGACATGAGCCCCGGCTACTGGGTGATGCTTATCCTAGGCGTTGTTGCGGGCTGCTGGCTTACGGCAGTTCTTGCGGAAGTTGCAGACGGCACCCCAGAAGAGCGCCGTGCGTACGAGGCCAAACGGGCACGGGAAGACGCCGAAGCCATGCTTCGGGGTGAGTTGTAAATAAACAAGTAATGGAGATAACTAAATGACAGAACAAGAAATAGAACAAGCCCGCGCCGATGTTGACAAGCTTGACATTGCGCAATTGCGCTGCGGCGTGTTGCTGCAACTGCTGCACATCGAAGCGCTCAAAAAAGAGCGTGATGCGTGGGTAGAACGGCATAAAGACTGCGTTAAATGTCTCGGTGAAGCACTGCAAGACACGGCAGATTTAGCAGCGGCTGCAAAGCTGGCACTTGATTCTGCTGTAGACGTATACGCTACATGTGATCGGTATGGAGATGGCGATCAAAAGGCAATGGAGTCTCTATCAAAAGCTATCACAGCACTACGTCAGGCGGGTGTGCAATGAAACCCCGCATAACCAAAGAAATGTCGGCACTCTACCGTTGCCAAATGTGGTTTTGCCGTGGCGCTGGCTGCCTTGGCGTAGCCCGCGACCCAACTCTAGCCTACTGGGACTGGAAGTGGCGCGTTAACGAGAAAGCGAGGATGCAATGAGCTTGCCGACCCTATCAAAAAATGAAGGGCTAGAGAAAGCCCTTGGGTGCTCAGTGGTTCACTACCATGAGGCGATAGCCTACGGCCAAGCCTGCCGAGATGCTGCACTTGAAGAAGCCGCAATGGCCGCTGAAAACGGTTTTAAATATGCACTCGAAGGCTATCAGATTGCCGACAAAATCAGGAGCTTGAAATGACGGAACCCAGCGAATCATTCAAATTGTGGCACTCAGAGCGTGCCGACAGTATCCTGAAACGTGCCGAAGAATTGGCCGCTGAGTATGTAAAAGATGGCTTCAACGACTCAGGCGCGACCCGGAGAACCGCTCTGTATAAAGCCGTTGAGGATGCAGATGACTCAGGCTGGAGCGCATGGCAGGCGGGCCGAGAGTCTGCCCTGCTTGACGCCATGAACGCCACTCTCGCATTTGGAAAAACCGGAGCCGTGATAGCGGCTGCAAAGCTGGCACTTGACGCATCTTTGCAGGTATACGCTACATGTGATTGGTATGGTGACGATGGCCGAGAGGCAATTGGCGCTTTATCAGAAGCAATCAATACACTACGTCAGGCGGGTGTGCGATGAGCCTGCCACCCCTCCCAGAGCCAAACGTCGAATACGTTTCAGGACACCGCGACCCCATTGTGAGCTATGACAAAGAGCAGATGCAAGCCTACGGCCAAGTTTGCTACGAGAAAGCATTGCTTGACGCCATGAACGCCACTCTCGCATTTGGAAAAACCGGAGCCGTGATAGCGGCTGCAATCGGAGCATTGAAATGACACCACTAGAAAAGCTAAACCGGCGAGAAGCAAAGCCAATGCTGATTGCCCGCCTGATGACAGAGGCTTGCGGCAAAGCGCATCACGTAAGCCTGCCCGATGCACTGGAGTTTAGGCGCGATCAGTACGGGCTTTCAGCAAAGGAATTTGGGATGCTGATTAACCTATCGCAGTCGCATTACAGCGAAGTAATACACGGATTGAGGGATTTGCCCATCAAGTCTGTAAAGCGTGCATTTGCAATCGGAGTACCAGCCGAAGTTCTTTTGTCACCATCACCACTCCGGGGGGAGATATGACACCCCTACAACAAGCAGCACAAGCAGTCATAGCCCGCTGGGAATCGCCGCTCTGGAAATATCAGGTGCACACCGCCGAGTACGTCAACGCATTGCGCGTGGCACTGGAAGCCGAGCAAGCACAGGCGGTGGAGCCTTGCAAGGGTCATAACTGTGGAAGCATCAACCCAAAGCTACATTCTGCCGAATGCTTCGATGAGCATGAGGCGTTGGCCGGATGCCAGCGCCCATTTGGCTACTTCCATTTTGTTTTTGACTCGGACAATGGCGATTATTGGCGCGAAACAGACGATGAAAGCGAGATGCCGCTTTTCACCCACCCAGCCCCACAAGCCACGGGTGAGCAAGCGCCGGCGGTGGAGCCCATCGGCTACGTCAGACATGCAGACAAGACTTTTTGGCCTCATCCCGAATGCGCCGTGTATGCATCCGTGTCACCGAGCCTTGCGCCTGTGTACGCGCACCCAGCCCCACCAGCCGAGCAAGCGCAGGCGGTGGAGCCTGTGGCGTGGATGGTCTATGTCGCCGAAGCAAACAATCAATACGCCGTATGCGATCTTGACGATCAACAGCTTGTAGATGACTGCACAAACCACAACGCAGAAGTGACACCACTGTTCACCCACCCAGCCCCAACACCATCTATTCAGGAATCCTTAAAGGTTCGATACAAGCGCGGCTATGCAGTCGCACTGTCAGATGCAGAAGAAGCGATAGACGACGAATGCCGTGAGCGTGTTGTCACTGCCAGCGACTGCATTGAAATTATCCGCAACTTAGGCGCAGAAACAGAGGCAACAGAATGACAACATCAAATTGCATGACTTGCATTTACGGCGGCAGTTGGTGCGGTGAAATCAGCACAGAACCGGGACACTGCTACATGTTCAAAGACGAGCCGGACGGGGTTTGTGGGCAGTGGAGGACATCAATCACACAACCACCAGCCGGTGAGCGTGCGGAGTTGGTTACGGCGTTACTTCAGTGTTTGGCCGGCCCTGCTGCACTCACGACACGCGAGGCTACGGCAATCAAAGACGCAGCCGACATGCTGGAAGCTGATGTCTCCCTCATCAATGAGGGTAACAAGGCGCAGCAAGTAGCAGTGCCGATGACTGAGGCTCAAATATTCGCTTGCGACCCAGTTCCTCACGTCATGTTTGACCAGCAGCGCATTGATTTTGCCCGCGCTATCGAAGCCTTCCACGGCATAGGAGCAAAGCCATGACCCCGACAGAAGAAATCTTGCTCAACGAAATGCGCTATATCGCGTCAATCAGCACAGGGCAAGTCAAGAGGGCGGCGGAAGCTGCACTGTCCACTGTGTCAGCTATGTGTGCGCAGCAAGTAGCAGCGCCTGCGCGTGGGCCGTTGAGTGAGCCTGAAAAAGACGCAGTATGGCTGCGCGTTGATACGGAGCGCACAGCATTGCGCTATGACCCACGATATTCAGAAAGAGTTTTATGAGCCTGCAATCAATCAGGGAAGCACTCACACGCCACGGCCCAATGACCGCAGCGCAACTTGGCGCACGCGTTGAACTTAGCCCATCGTCAATTAGCTCACAGCTTAAAAGTCTGCGCGAACGGCGAGAAGCCCACATCATGGAGTGGATACTGTACACGGGCGGCGGGCCGGGGGGTCGCAACACACCCATTTATGCCATTGGCGATGCGCCCGACGCCGCAAGCAAGCCCCGAGGCAAGCGTGCTTTATCCAAAGCCGCCAAAGAAGCGAAAGCAGCCAAGGCAGCGGCAGTGCAGACAAAGGCTCAGGCTTACGCAGAAGTGCGGCAACAAGCGGGGATGTGGGGAGGTCTGATATGCAGTGCATGAACGACGATTGCCCCAGCACAGACGACACCCGCATTGTCGAGTCACGCAAGGCTGCTGCAACAACGTACCGCGTTCACCTTTGCACGGCCTGTGGTCACCGGTACAACACAATCGAGATTGTCACAGCGAACGAAACGATACCGTTGTCAGTGCGGCGACCAAGGGAGACAGCATGACACACAAGTTAAACAGCGACCGAACCGCAGTCATTGCGCCGGATGTGAAGTGGATACCGATTGACGAGAACACGCCTATCGGTTGTCGGATGCAGCTTATAGAGCGTGCGCAAGGCGTGGCATACACCAGAGTTCACCACAAGGGTGACGGGTTCACGCACTGGTTTCCATTACCAACTTTTGAGCCCTTAGAAAAATGACTTACATCCGTGTGGTTACCAAGAACGCAGCGACTAACCCCATAGCGCGGGCAGTCGCACGGCAGAAGCTGAAAAGTCTTTTGCTTACCTCCAAGATTTCACTGTACATGATGACCCCTGAGGATGAGTATCGGGAGCGTCTGGAGGCTATCGGAGCTACGCTGGAGCCCATGATCGTAGCAGCACGCATCGAAACCACAGACCGAGGGACTAAGCTGGAAGAGCTTATTCAGACCATGCAGGCGGGTAAAGATGTATGCGTACAACTACTTACTGCGGGTACCTATGACCCAATGCAAGCCCGTGTAATTTGTGATGCGCTCGACGCGGCGGAAGAAGTTAATCCTAGGGTTAACCCGGAGGCAATGCAAAAAGCGTTGTATAGCATGTATGCGAGCGGGCACAATTAGCGCTTTCTTTGTAACGGAGACGGTAAATGCATGATCAGAACACCCCCGCATTTGAAACGTGGACTCGGGAAGAAATTAACAAACTGGCATACACCATGCACAAACAACTAATAGATGTTGTGGAGCGGAACTCCAAATTACGGCTTGCGCTTAGAGAAGCCAAGCTGGTTAACGAACTACAGAAAGATGATTGGAAATGAGCGCATTAGACATTCAAGAAGGCGGCGACCATTACCGGAAGATGAAGATTCAGCCTATCGAATTCATTCACGCTAATGAGTTGGATTTCCTGCAAGGCAACGTAATCAAGTACATCACACGCCACAAGAACAAGAACGGTGCTGCCGATGTCCGCAAGGCTCTGCACTACTGCCAACTAATATTAGAACTACAGTACAAGGAAGAGACAAATGGCGCAAACCCCGGAAAATAAAGTAAAAGCAGCGGTTAAGCGCATACTTGATGCGCATGATGTGTATCACTTCCCCCCGGCTACGGGCGGGTATGGGCGCTCGGGAGTCCCCGATATCATCTGCTGCGTTAACGGAAAGTTCCTCGCTATCGAGTGCAAGGCAGGCAAGGGCAAGACTACGGTACTGCAAGACCGGGAGATACAGGCTATCAGGGATGCAGGCGGTATGGCTATTGTGATTAACGAGGACAACTATGATGCATTAAGCGCAGTTCTCAAGGTGCTTGCATGAAAACATTAGTTATCGACTTTGAAACTGTGTGGGACTCAACTAACTACACATTGAGTAAGTTGTCAGGAGAAGCCTACATCCGCGACCCACGGTTCAAGGCATTTGGCCTGTGCGTGAAGGAACTGAATAGCGCAGAGCCGCCCAAGTGGATTTCCCACGACGATATCCCTGCGTGGGCCGCATCGGTTGACTGGGGCAATACGGCTACAGTTGCGCACAACAGCATGTTTGACAATGCGATCCTTGCATGGGTATATGGCGCTGTGCCTGCTGTGCTGTTCGATACGTTGTCGATGGCGCGGGCGCTACGTGGTGTGGACGCTGGCGGTTCACTGGCTAGGTTGGCCGATCACTATGGACTGCCGCCCAAAGGTAAGGCTGTATATAACACGAACGGACTGACAGAGTTATCCCCGCGTATTGAGGAGGAGCTAGCTGCGTACTGTGCTCATGATGTGGTGTTGTGCGAGGCTATCTTTCAGAACTTCATGCGCGAGGGGTTCCCCAAGAAGGAGCTAAAACTCATTGACATGACACTGCGGATGTTCATTCAGCCGGTGTTGGAGTTGGACATGGACGCACTGGAAGCCCATCTGCATGAGGTAAAGCACATGAAGACCAATTTACTGATCAACGCTGGTGTGGCACAAGAGGAGCTATCGTCAAACCCTAAGTTTGCTGCATTGCTGGAGCGCATGGGTGTGGTAGCGCCGCGCAAGATCAGCCCGACTACCGGCAAAGAAACATGGGCGCTGGCTAAGACAGACGAAGGCATGAAAGCGCTAGTCGAACACCCCAACCCGGTGATTCAGGCGCTGGCTGCAGCTAGGCTGGGTGCCAAATCTACGCTGGAGGAAACACGCACAGAGTTGTTTATCGCAACCGCAAAGCGCGGTAAGCTCCCGGTACCGCTGAAGTACTACGGTGCTCGTACGGGTCGCTGGTCGGGTGAGGTCTACAATATGCAGAACATTCCACGGGTGTCCAAACTGAAGTACGCTATCCGCGCACCTGCTGGTCATGTGCTTGTTGGTGTCGACTTGTCTAATATTGAGTTACGTGTTGGTTTGTGGTTCGCTGGTCAGTTGGATAAGTTGGAGCTACTAGCAGACGGCAAGGACTTATACAAAGACTTCGCATCCAAGGTGTTCGACACGCCATACGATGAGATTACAAAGGATCAGCGGTTCATTGGCAAGACATCACAGTTGTCGCTTATTTATGGTGTCGGCCACAAGAAGCTGCGTGCTGCCATCAAACAGGGTTCAGGCGTAGACATTGGGGAAGAGGAGGCTCAGCGTATTGTGGCCCTGTATCGCCAAGAGTACCACCTCGTAGCAAAAGCGTGGAAGCTGGGGGAGAAAGTCCTACAAAGCGTAGCCGCAGATCAACTGATGGATTATGGTACTCGTGATGTGATCAAGGTGCACGGTAAGGCTGGGTGCAAACTGCCGTCAGGTATGTTCATGAAGTACCCGGGGCTAGAGAAGGTCATGGTTACCGAGACACCCCCTGAGGGTGGGGAAGTTGTTCGAGCGCATTGGCAATACTACACACGCAAAGGTGCGGAGAAGCTGTATGGTGCCAAGGTATTTCAAGGCCTCACACAAGCGTTGGCTAGGTGCGTGATGGGGGACGGGATGTTGCGCACAGCCAAGAAGTATCTGGTTGCCTTGACGATTCATGACGCGGAGTACTTCGTTGCACCAGAAGCGGATGGCGCAGCGGCGCTGCAGTTTTCAATTGACGCATTATGTACGCCGCCAAGCTGGGCACAAGAGCTACCGCTGGGTGCTGAAGGTGGGTTTGGCTACACACTGGGCGACTGCTGACTGTTAAAATACAGTCCCAATCAACTGAATAAAGAACACACATGGCACTCGCATTTTCCTATAGCGCGATCAAGGATTTCCAAAATTGCGCCCGCAAGTACCATGTGGTTCGTATTCTGAAGCAATACAAACAAGGCGACACCACAGCTACCCTTTACGGGACGGCGGTGCATACTGCATTTGAAAATTATGTCAAAGACGGCACCCCACTACCAGAAGCTTTTCAACACTACCTGCCTTTCGTGGAACCTCTCACCAAAATCCCCGGAGAGATCAAATGCGAACTCAAACTCGGGATTCGTAAAGACTTCACGCCATGCGAATTTTTTGCCCCGGATGTATGGTTCCGCGGGTTGCCCGACTATCTCGCACTTAACCACGACAAAGGCATTGCGCGAGTCGTAGATTACAAGACTGGCAAGTCCAGTCGCTATGCAGATACAGATCAGCTAGAGCTTATGGCCGCTATGGTCATGGCACACTACCCAAAGATCAACACCGTTAAGGGTGTCCTTCTATTCGTGGTTGCCAAGGATGCAGTCAAAGCAGAGTACACACGCGCTCAACTACCTGAAATTTTCTCCAAGTGGGCGGGCCATGCAAGTATGATTGAGGCTGCATTAGAAGCAGGGGTATGGAACGCTCGCCCCTCAGGACTTTGCGGGTTCTGTCCGGTAGAGTCTTGCGAACATCACCGATAGTGGTAGTTTAACTATTTAGAGTATACTATAGCTATCAAAGGAGATAGCTATGGCCGGATGGAATCACACTAATGCAAAATGGAAACCTAAAACCTGCGGTGTTTGCGGCGCAACGTTTACCCCTAAGAGTGGGGTTCATAAGTTTTGTTCCGTCCCATGCAAGGGGAAATGGAAGTACATAACAGGTAGCGCCTCAACCGAAAATCAGTACCTAAAAATTAGCGGTAATTGGAAACGATACTGTTCTCGGTTGCTGTACTACGGAGGCCGTAAACGGGATCATTTGACAGCGCAAATGCTACTGGATAAGTTGGAGGCTCAAAATTACAGATGCGCTTTGTCTAATGTTGAACTAACTTGCGAGTTAGTACATGGGGTTTTGGCGCGTACAAACGCCTCAGTTGACCGTATAGTTGCCGGGGGCCTGTATACCAGCGACAATATACAAATGGTTTGTAGGGCCGTCAACATGTGGCGAGGAGATTTGCCAGTTGACGAATTTGTTGAATGGTGTCGTAAGGTGGCTGCGCACCATGACCCGCGTACCTTGTTCGATGTGCAAGGAGAAAAGGAGAACGATCATGGCGAAACCGCGTGATTATAAATAGCGAGTATAAAAATTATCAAGGCACGCCAAAGCAGCTTAAGGCTCAAGCAGAGCGGCATAGGGCGCGTCGCATCTACGAAAAGGCTCATGGCACCCTGCCAGATAACGTAGACGTAGACCATAAGAAGGCTATGTCCAAAGGGGGCGCTACGAGCCTAAGTAACCTTAGAGCCGTACCCGCAAAGAACAACCGAAGCTTCTCCCGCACCAAGACCGGGACGCTGAAGTCGCAAACAAGCAAGCGGGAAGCCGCTAAGTAGAGTAGTATCCCGGAGACGCTTGTCATTTGGCGTCTCTCCTGAGTGTTGGTTTTTGCACGGTAGTTCACCCTACCGTGCTTTTTTCGTCCGTGAAAGGATTCTCCCGTGCAAATAATAGATAACCGGGCACTGCAGTTTGTGACCCGCAAGGCAGACCAGATCACTGCCTTGATCCCGAAAAGCAAGGTGCTCGCCCGCAACGGCGACCAAGCCAAAATCCTCGTTAACTGGGGGCATATAGAGGCAAAGCTTCTGCGTAACCTGCAGATCAAAAACGTACCGCACCCCATAACGGGCAGGTACAAGTGGCCCGGGGTGTATACCCCATTCGACCATCAACGTACTACCGCAGCGTTCCTCGCTACCCACCCACGGTGCCTTGTGCTCTCTGAGGCGGGGACGGGCAAGACCAGTGCAGCGGCATGGGCTGCGGATTACCTCATGCTGCAAGGCGAGATCAAGCGGGTGCTTATTGTCTGTCCCGTGTCTATCATGGACACCGCATGGCGGGCTGACTTGTTCCGTACGCTTATGCACAGAACCGTGGCAATTGCTACGGGTAGTAAAGCCAAGCGTCAACAACTGATTAACGGAGACTACGAGTTCGTCATCATCAACTTTGACGGGGTGAAGGTAGTACGCGAAGAGCTTGCGGCTGGTGGGTTCGATCTTGTTATCGTAGATGAAGCAACTGCAGTAAAGAGCACTACAACAGACCGTTGGAAGGCTTTGCACAGCCTGATTAAGCCCACGACCCGGCTCTGGCTTATGACCGGCACCCCTGCCTCGCAGTCGCCTACGGATGCATATGGGCTGGCTAAGCTGGTCAACCCCAGCGTAGTGCCAAAGTTCTTTGGGGCGTTCCGCGACTTGGTTATGTACAAAATCACCAACTTCAAATGGGCTCCTAAAGTTACCGCACAAGATACCGTGTTCAAGGTATTGCAACCCGCGATACGTTTCACCAAGGCTGAGTGCTTAGACCTCCCTGACTTGTTGTACACCACTCGGGATGTACCGTTAACCGTACAGCAAATGAAATACTACGAGGAGGTCCGCAAGTCTATGGTGGCTGTTGCGGCAGGTGCGGAGATTACCGCGGTCAATGCAGCGGGGCTGTTGAATAAATTATTGCAAATCAGTGCCGGATGTGCGTATACCACCGAACGAGACGTAGTGGAGTTCGATGTGAGTAACAGGATTAACGAGCTACTGGACGTAATCAACCAAACCGATCACAAGGTCATTGTGTTTATACCGTTTCGTCATGCCCTAGATATGCTGGAGCAAGCCCTTGCCAAGGCAGGGATAACCACAGGAGTTATTCATGGGGGGGTGTCAGCAAACCAGCGATCCGTAGTCGTAAAAAGTTTTCAAACCGAAACCGCGCCTCGCGTTATACTGGCGCAGCCTGCGGCTGCTGGGCACGGTTTAACGCTAACGAAAGCGGATACCGTTGTGTGGTGGAGTCCCGTTCCGTCTGCTGAGTTGTACTTGCAAGGTAATGCCCGGGCGCACCGGGCGGGACAAGTCAATAAGGTGACGATAGTTCGGCTGCAGGGTAGTTCCGTGGAGCGTCGGGTGTACGCTATGTTAGATGGTAAGGTTGATTCGCATCAACTATTGGTAGATTTATACAAACAGGAGATAGATGATGCCGCAAACGCACGGGCTCCGTAGCGCCCCAGAATACACAACTTGGGCAAGCATGAAAGGACGATGCTTAAACCCAAACAATCCTAAATACCCTAGGTATGGCGGGCGCGGGATTCAAATTTGCCCTTCTTGGATTACCCACTTTGAAATGTTCTATGCAGATATGGGGCCAAAACCAAGCGCGCAACACTCCCTAGATCGAATAGACAACAATGGGCCGTATTGTGCGTCTAATTGTCGATGGGCAAGCCCAAGTACCCAAAGTAACAACCGAAGTACAACCCGCTTGTTTTACTACAACGGCATCCAGACTACATTGCAGTCCTTGGCAGCAGCCCATAACGTTCCTTACAAACGGCTTAAGCACCGTCTCGAGCATGGATGGGATATCGTCCAAGCAATAGAGACCCCTATTGGGGCTGATGAAAAGCACATTACGTTTCAAGGGCGAACCCAATCACTATCTGCATGGGGGCGCGAAGTTGGGATTTCTGGGGCCTGCGTATCTGAGCGCCTTCGTGCAGGGTGGGGTATTGAGCGAACGCTTACGACACAGGCCAAAGTACATACAAACAAGAGATAGCTTGACACTCAGGCTAGACTGTGTATAATAAAGACTCCCAACCAAGGAAACAAAATGACCGACGAAACTAAGTATGATGCTGATAAGTTAGTGCGTGTGTATATCAAAATGCGTGATGCCAAGACTGCTATGGTCGCGGAGCATGAGGCGCGTTTAGCGGGCCTAGAGACCCAGATGGACGCTATAGAAGCTGAGCTTCTTACCATCTGCAAGACTACCGGCCAAGATGGCGGCAAGACTGCCCACGGCTCTTTTACCCGCACGGTGAAGACCCGCTACTGGACTAGCGACTGGAGTGCTATGCACGCCTTCATTCGTGCCCACGATGCCGTAGACCTCTTGGAGCGCCGCGTAGCGCAAACTAACATGAAGCAGTTCCTGCAAGATAACCCCGGCTTGATGCCTGAAGGACTCAACGTCGATGCCAAATATTCCGTTACTGTAAGGAGAGCAACCAAATAAATCTATCCGTGCCTTCCTGTGTTACCCGTGTCAACCCTATCCAACTAATATTAGTTACATATCATGTCTGAACTCACATTATTTAAATCCGGCGCTTCCCTTCCTGACTACCTCCGCTCTGACCCCGACGAATTCACCAAGCGCCTTGCTGGTGGCTCAACAGGCAAGACCATCTCTATCAAAGGCGGTGTGTGGCGCATGATCGTTGGCGGCGAGGAGATTGCCAAGAATGAGGACCGCGCCATGAATTTGGTAGTGGTCAATGCAGCCCCTTCTGTGGCCCGTACTTACTACGAAGGTGTTTATGAAGAAGGCGCAGCTACCAGCCCTGCCTGTTTCTCCGCTGACGGCAAGCTGCCAGACGCCACGGTTAAGGCTCCGCAAGGTTCTTCCTGCGCCACCTGCAAACAGAACATCGCAGGTTCTGGGCAAGGCGAATCTCGTGCGTGCCGCTTTAGCCAGCGTTTTGCAGTGGCCCTTGAGGGTGACTTGAGCGGTAACGTCTATCGCTTGCAACTCCCTGCCAAGTCTTTGTTTGGCCGCGCTGAAGGCGACAAGATGCCCCTGCAGGCATACGCTAAGTTTCTGTCAGGCCACGGTGTTCCTATGTCGGGCGTGGTTACGGAAGCCCGGTTCGATACATCTGAAGCAGTTCCGGTCCTGAAGTTTCGCGCTATCCGTCCGTTGACGCGGGAAGAACTCACAGTTGCACGCGCTCAAGGCGGCTCCGAGGATGCGGCACAGGCTATCGAGAGCAAGATGGTTATCAAGGAGACCCCGGCACTGGCCGCACTCCCCGCAGCTTTCAACAAGCCCGCTGAAGCACCCGCAGCAGAGCCTGCCGCCCCTAAGAAGGTTTCCAAAAAGCCTGAAGTAGTTGCGGCTCCTGCCAAGGATGTGAGCGCTATGTTGGACGAGTGGGGCTCTGACGATGAGTGATGCCCGGGGTTATTCGTATTCGCTTGTGAAAGCGATCCAAGCGGCTGACCCCGCCCTCTTGGGGGTTCAGCTTGCCGACTACTGCCTGCACCATGAGATTCCTGTTGCCGCAGTGGCACGTACCCTAGGGGTAACTAGGCAGACTGTGTACTCGTGGTTCACAGGAACCTTTCGGCCCCGGGGAGAGTTCATTGAGAAAATAAATAGTTTTATGACGGGTCCGCCTAAAGCACAGGCATAATCCCGTCCCGGGGCTAGGAGAAGCTGATCCCTTCTCGACAAAGCGGAACACGGGCCGCTGCCCCACCTTTTACCCAATTTATCCCGACCGTGAGGATGTGTGAATATTTCCTTCTATCATGCTGTATTGCCTCCTGAAGGCTTGTACTGTGCTTTAAGCATCAAAAACGGGACCGTAGTCCCTAGTTTCCACCCAACCATCCAAGACCTCGTTGACCGGGGCAATGTGTTACACGCACAGGACACCAACGTATTCTTTGCTCTGGCTGCATACACCGATGCCGCAGAGGGCCGCAAGGCAGCAAACGCGAAGGCACTACGCTGCCTTTTTGTAGATATAGATTGTGGCGAGGGTAAGCCCTACGAAGATCAGGCTGAAGGCGCTTCTGCACTTCGGGCGTTCATCGCTACCACAGGGCTACCTACCCCCTATATAGTTAACTCAGGCCGGGGGTTGCATGTTTACTGGCCGTTCCATGAAGTCCTTACTACGGCTACGTGGAAACCCTTAGCCCGCGCTTTCAAACAACTTTGTGTAGAGCACAAGCTGGCGATTGACCTGAGCGTGACCGCGGACCCTGCCCGGGTCCTGCGCATGGTAGACACCGCTAACCACAAGGTTACCCCTGCAGTGCCAGTCTTGCTTATGGTAGAGGGGGTAGTCAGCGATCTGGCTACGCTTAAAGCCGTGATGCCCCCGATAGTGGAAGAGATCGACTGGTCTGCTGCTAAGGGTGAGGGCGTCGATGCCATGACCCGCGCTCTTGCAGGGGGTGACTACCCTGCGTCAGAATTCTCCCGGATCGTACGCCGCAGCTTGCGGGGCACAGGTTGCGCTCAGATATCCAACGCGGTGCAGAACAGCGCTACCTTGGAAGAGCCTCTGTGGAGGGCCGCACTGTCTATCGCATGGCGCTGTACAGACGCTGAGACTTCTATTCATACCTTGTCTCGCGGGCACCCCGGGTATACCGCGGAAGGCACGTTGCAGAAAGCCGAGGGCACGCAGGGGCCTATGACTTGTGAGTGGTACCGTTCTAATTACAGCGCGGGCTGTGCGGGCTGTACCCAACGAGTTACTAGCCCTATTGCGTTGGGCCGCAAGGTAGAAGCTGCGGAAGCCATCAATGATGTGTACATCGTTGAGCAGCAGTTGAACCCAGACAACGCAGAGATCGGGGCCGATACAAAGGTCCAAGTAGAAATCCCCGCATACCCATTCCCATACTTTCGGGGGTTACATGGTGGGGTCTACCTCAAGAGCAAAGACAAGGAATCGGGCGACCCGATAGAAGTAGAAATCTACAAGTACGACCTATATCTATCCTCACGGTTTTATGACTCCTCAGAGCAAGGGGACGGCGAGGGGGAACTTGTAGGTGTGAACCTGCATACCCCGCACGATGGTATTCGCCGTTTCATTGCCCCCGTAGCCCACTTACTAACCAAAGAAAAAATGCGTGACCTGCTACTCAAGCACGGGGTAGTAGCGATCAACAAAGAACTGGATAACATCATGGCCTATCTCGCAGCGTCGATTCGCAATTTGCAGAAGTCGTTTGCATCTGACCGTACCCGCAACCAAATGGGTTGGACCCCGGACGACAGTGGCTTCGTTGTTGGTGAGTTGGAGTACACAGCGCACGGGATACGTCTTGCCCCCGCAGCTAGCGCGACTAAAGCAATGGCCCCCAAGTTGATGGCAAAGGGTACGCTGGCTAAGTGGTCTACGATTGCCAACTTCTACGACCGTCCGGGCATGGAAGCCCATGCCCTCTCCCTTGCCTTTGGGTTTGGGGCTCCGCTCCTGCGGCTCATTGGCGGTATGGAGGTGCGAGGTGCGGCCATTAACTTGATGTCTAATAAGTCCGGTACCGGCAAGACTACCGCGCAGATGGTCATCAACTCCATATTCGGGCACCCCAGCGAATTGTTGATGAAGAAGACTGACACGGGCGTGTCCAAGATGCAATGGCTTGGTACGCTGAACAGCATGGCGGCGACTATGGATGAGGTCACCAACTACGGGGACGAGGAACTGTCCGAGTTGATCTACGATATCCCGCAGGGGCGGGGCAAGAATCGTATGGAGTCGCAGACAAACAAGTTGCGCGTAAACAACACATCATGGATGACCTTCGTGATTATGTCCAGTAACTCGTCGCTGTACGACAAGTTGACCCGCCTCAAGAATACCTCTGACGGCGAACTGCGTAGGCTTATTGAGCTTCGGGTTAACCGCCCTGCCGATATAAGCAAACAGGAGTCAGACCTTATATTTGGAGCGTTGGCAGATAACTACGGGGTTGCGGGACCCGTATTCATTCAGTACGTTATGCAGAACCGGGAGAAGGTTATTGCGCAGCTTAAGAAGATTCAGTCCCGCATAGACAATGACTTGAGCCTTACGCAGGCGGATCGGTTCTACTCTATCGTGTTGGCCTGCGCCTTTACCGGGCTCAGCATTGCGGTGAAGCTAGGCTTGTGTGCTATCAGTATCTCTCGGGTATACACCTATGCGTTGCACGTTATTACCGACATCCGGGCTGACATCATTGCCCCCGCAGCAGACAACACCTTGGCTGCACAGGAAACGCTGACTACTTACGTTAACGAGAACCTGAACAATGCACTGGTCATCAACGGCGCTCGTACCTTGGGCAACCTAAGCGCCCCTACGCAATCTCCACGCGGCCCACTGCGCATTCGGTATGAGCCGGATACTCGTGAGTTGTGGATACCTGCGGCGGCGCTTAAGGACTATTTTGTGTCCCGGCAGGTGGACTTCCAGCAGGCTATCAAAGAGCTTGCAGATCGCAAGGTGCTCAAGAATGGGGGGGCTGCGATGACAAAGCGGATCGGCGCTGGGGCTATCGGAAGTTTCGACGCTATGGGTATTCGCTGCTATTGCATTGACGGTATAGCAGTGGGCTTAACCGATACGACTTTTGCAGTAGACAATGGCGCGTCCCTATCTAATCCCTGACTCGGTTCGGTTCATCCATGTCTACGGAGTGCCGTACTACATACCGTGGGAGGGTCTACTTCCCGGGTATTCGGTGTTCCTTAAGACTACCGCAACCGCGAGTGAAGTCCGCAAGTTGCTGAAGCCTGCGGAACGCCACTTCCGAATTCTTTTAAAAGCGCACAACCGCGTAGAGTTTGGCTACTACGGTGTACGTATCTGGCGCCTAGCCTAAGGCTTTGGTCCGCATCTCTTTGATAAGCGATTCATATCGCTGAAGAAACTGACGCTCCACTATTCGCAGCCTACGGATTTCTTTCTCACGCCCGCCTTTTTTATCGTCCGGCAATGCGCTAATTTGAGATATCGCGGCTCTAACCTCGCCAAGTGCATCTTGTATGCCGCTTACGGACGCTTGATATTTTAAGAGTTTGAGGTTCTTCTCTTGGTACGCACGGGCTTCCGGAATTTTACCGGTGGACTCCAGTCTACGCAGTGTAGTAACCGCGGTATCTACTCGTTTAGCCAGATCGTAAAAATCGTTTTTGATCTGCGAGTCAAACTCTTTAACCGCGATCCGGCTCATACCGGGTACTGAGGCTAGCGTATCTGGCAGGGACTCCGAAGGCTTATTACCTACAAGGCTATTGGACATTAACATTACGGCTCCGCCGTACATACCCAGCATTCCGCGTAAGAAGTAGTCAAGCTTAATTGGGGAGATACCTTGCGACTCGATACCTGCGGACTCTAGTAACCGCTTAGAGGTCTCTCCGATAAACTTGGAAGCCTCACTAGTAGATGCAGAAGACTGCAGGTAGCTTTCTTGTTTCGCCAAACCCTGTCCGACAATAGGACGTTGGGTAAAGAAACTGTAGTTTGTAGCAAGTTCAACCCCAACTTTAAGTGCTTGCGGAGCCGGCAGGGGGCCAGAGATTAGTGCGTTAAGCACTACGTCCTTAACGGTCGCCGTAAGTTTTGCAGGGTCGTCTGAGTATTTGCTAGCAAACTGGCGAAACAATGTTTCCGCAAAGAACTTAGGCAACGTAAAGATATCGGGCCGCATGGGGATGCCCCACCCGTGCATACCGGGGAGGGTCAGCTTGGAAGCTTGCTCAACACGGGACATTTTTTCGTAATCTTCATCGCCTACATTAGCCGCAGCCATTAGGAACGATATCCCCGCCAGCCATGCCATATTACTAAGCAGTGATTTTTTAGCCTGCGCTCTATCGGCAGGGGAGATACCTTCTCCGCTAACTACTTTCAATGCAGCCCGAGTTGCCGCTAACAAGGAGTTGAAGAACACAACGTTTCGTGCTACTTGCGTTAGCCCTGCGTTACCTAACCGCGTGCGGAAGTTAATAATCTCAAAGGCTTTTTCAACTGCTTCAGCTTCGGTAAGCCCCGCATCCCTAGCAGCAAGGTATACCGCCTGACGCACGGCATTATCAGCCCCCATATTGATGTTCTGCATGAGGTTCTGATACTTGGCCCATGTAGACAACTTCTGCAACCCGGCATTAGCCTCCGCATTAGTACGATTAAGCATAGCGTTATAGTCGCTCACGCCTACCGCCCCGTATTCTTTTAGCGTCTCCCGTGCTTGGCTCGCGCCCGTCATAGTACGTACTGCTTCTGCGACTGCAGTTAACGGAATTTTGAAGGCGTACTTTGGCTTTAGTCCAGATATAAACACCGCGCTAATGGCATCCATCGGAAGCTGGTACAGCGGGAACAGGGGAAAGTTTGTAATGGAAGCCCGGAACACGTTGTTCGTCCAGTCCAACATACCGCCAATAAACGGCAGGGTGGACCGCCCAAAAGACTCCATGCCCCGGAAGACACCTGCTTTGGCCGCGCTCTCAAACTCTAAATACTTGGTAGTACCGTTCTCCAGATACGAGATGGTCCGATCTGCGGCACCCTTTGCAGGTGTATCTACACGGCGGACTTCCGTATCAGGCAGGAACTCTAGGGATGCTTGCGCAAGCTCCTGCGCTTTCTGGTTAGCGATTGCGCTACGCACACTGTACGCAGCCCAATTACTGAAGTTGTCCACCACGTCATGCACTTCCCGCATGGAACCTTTGAAGGCCTGCTCTTTCGCTTTTACCTGTAAGCCTTTTACGTACTTGTTAAAGCCAGATGCAATGGTTTCTTTATCCGTAAACTCACGATTGAATGGAACCCATTCCGCGTTGTCCAGCATCCACTGCCCGTGCTCCTCGGACCAGACCCCCGTCTTCTGCAAGAGGTCCCGAATCCAGCTACGCATCTCCTGCTTAATGTCATCAATCTTTTGAATCTCTGGCATTGTCTGGAATAACTTCAAGCCCTCTTTAACTTGGTCAGGCTCCATGTGGAATACAAGCGCCTCTGCTTTATCCCGGAGTTTCTTGGCCCCATCTTTCTTACCCGTAGCTTCTAGCGTAGTGGCATCTGCCAGCATCTTGTCGCGTACCTTATACAAGGCATCCATACGCTTAGACTCTAGTGCAGTGCTTGCGTAGTACCGGGCTTCTGGCAACGTGAGCCCGTACTCCCGCATCATCGCGCCATACTCAGCATTTATAGCGTTTGTATTGGCCTCAGACTTTGTAGTTTGAAATTTATACGTTTCAGGGTTGTATTTAAGCCCCCCTGTCTGCAGTGCGGAGTCCGCCAAAGAGCTTGCATGGGATGCTTGAGACTGGCTCAACTGCATCAGCAGGTCTGTAGCTTCGCCTTCAGGCATGGTAGCTCGGGCTTCCTCACGAACTGCCCGGATCAGCGGCTCACTAGCGTCAAGGGCGTCCGACGCCATATTGACAAACGCAGTAGTCCAGCTTTCCGTTCCCTTACGCTTTGGCATAAAGTCCGCCACGGCATCTTTGACGCGCTCTGGCAAGCTACGGGTATCTTCGGCGGGCAACGTGCGGCCCATTGCAGCCAGCGTATCTGCCGCGTCTTGCGCAGCTTGGGGTTTAGCAGGAGGGGCTTTTGGCGCTCCGAACAGTATCTTCCCTTGCTGTTTCTTTGACTTCTTAGCTAGTGCCGCCGCTTGTCGTTTAGCCTGATCGGCTCTAATCCGCGCGGCTTTTACCGCAGCAGCTTCGGCCTTAGCCTCTGCCTTGGCTTCCTCAGTAGTAAAGTCAACCGCCCGGCCCTGCTTAGGGGCTTTCTTGGGAGCTTTCTTGGGAGCTTTTGTAGGAGCTTCCTCTTGAGCAATATCGGGCGTTCCGGGTTTAACCAAAGCGCCAAACATCCCGCCTACAGGAACTTTTGGCTTTGTCGCAGGTTCTGCGGGTTCTGCAGGTTTAGTCGGAGTTTCGACTGCCGTGCGCCCTAATACTTTGGCTGCTAACCGTAAGTTACCGGCTTTATCTTCTTGGGTCTCGTTCTCCGTAGGATCATTCAGCAGCGCGATAGTGTCCGCAGCTTCCTTGCGGGCCGCAGGTTTCGTACCGGCGTTGTCGACCCGGGCTTGTAATCCTGCAATAGCCGTGTCCTTAGTCAGTGCAACGGGAGGCGTTCCTTTAGCCGCAGTTCCTGTGCTAGTAGGAGGTCCAGCAGGTGCCAATCCGAGTCCGACAGTTTCCGCAGGCTTCGCGGGGGCCGCGGCTGCGGCGGGCTGAACGGGTGCTGGCTCGGTAGGTTGAACAGGTACTTCCACGCTAGGCTGACTTCCTCCGGGCTCAGTGGCTTGGACAGTTGGAGGTGACGCAGGGGGAGAGGGTTGTACATTGACGGGCTCCGAAGGTACAGCTTTAAATTCAGGACGGGCTAGATAGCGGTCAATCTTAGCCTGAATTCCTTCGCTTCGACCTTCCCGGTACATCTCCAGATCGCGTTTAATCTGCGCAGCATTAGCCGGATCAGTGATATCCAACCCCACAATGGGGGCCTTACGAATAACTGCAGTGGGGCCGATACCCAGTGCTTTGAACGTATCCGGGCCTAGTACCGTAGGCGCAGTCTCCGGGGTATATACCGTAGGCGCAGGGCGCAGGGTAGGCTCGGGAATTGGCTCGGGTGTTAGGCGTTTGCGTTGATTCGCATATTCCGCAGGAAGTTCAAAATTTTGCGGGGGCAACACTCCAAACTCGGAGTCTTTAGCTACCAAGGGGTGCGTATTTGGAAGATCGACATAGAAAACTTCCCCTCCCCCTACTGCTTTACGTGCCCACCCTTCAGCATTTCGTAGATCGCTGGTAAACCATAAGGGGCCAGTTTGCCCCGCCTCAACACCTCCGTGATAAACACGTACTGTGCCCGCAGGGGGAGCGGGAGCCGCAGGCGCTTCAGGAGCTACTTCCGCTTCAGGGGCTACTTCCGCTTCAGGGGCTACCGCCGCTTCAGGAGCAACCGCCGCTTCAGGAGTTACCACTTCAGGAGCAACCGCCGCTTCAGGAGCCACTTCCGCTTCAGGAGCCACTTCCGCTTCAGGAGTTACCACTTCAGGAGCAACCGCCGCTTCAGGAGCCACTTCCGCTTCAGGAGCAACCGCCGCTTCAGGAGCAACCGCCGCTTCAGGAGTTACCACTTCAGGAGCCGGGGCAGGAGGTGACGCTGCGGAGTATCTAGGTGCAGTGGATGCACGAGGTCCGGTAGGTGGGGCTGTGGAGGTTGTGGGGGCAGCAGGGCCTCCGCGTTCTGTATAAGCACTAACAGGCCCCGCAGCCAAAGCCCCCGAGAGGGCTCCGGTAGTTGCTTCGCCAGCGACACCTTGCATTGTGGGCGTAGGTACTCCCGCTTCCGTCAATGCGATGTTGGTAGCGCCCCGGGCTTGCCCGCTTTGGATGGCCTCCGGCACTGCTTCTTTAAGGGCAGCGGCCCCAACGCGAGTCCCATAACCTGCAGCAGCCTTACGTGCAGTATCTTTGGCAATTTCTTCAGCGGTTTTCTTGCCGAACAAGCCTGTTAGGTTTTTCTCAAGGCCCGTACCTCCGGCAACGGCACCTATACCCCCCGCAGCCAAAATACCGCCCCAATTCTTACCCAAGTATTCTTGGGACGCTAGAGCTTGCTGTTTAGCAGCTTCTTTGGGTACGCCTTTAGCTACGAGTTCTTTCTGAACTTCCTCGTAGATGTTACCCTTAACTTCACCAGCGCCTTGCAGCGCACCGAGCGCATACTTAGCGCCAATACCTACCGCAGCAGCCAGCGTTACCGGAGCGCCTAGCGAAACCCCAAGAGCCGTAGCCCCCAGACCCAATACAACAGGAAGCACGGACGAACCAATACCTTGCGTAGCCGTGAGTATCGGCGCCGCTGCAATATTCTTACCCGCAGTAGCTATCTCCTGCCCTATGCTGCCCGACTTGGCCGCGGCTTTGGTCGCTTCCGATTGGCGTTTAAGCTCCGCTTGGCGCTCCGGGGTCATCTTCGACCCCAGCCACTTCTGCAGTTCGTCTAACGATTCGGCAGGAGCAACCTCTGCACCAAAGCCTTGCAGCATTGATTTGCCCGACCCCACTAAGCTTTGTAATCCCGTAAGGGCTACATCAGATAGCGAGGTTGGCGCTGCTTCGACGGGGGCCGCATTTAATTCAGGGGCAGATGCCCATGCAGGGGTTTCACTAGAAACTTCCGGGGCATCGCTCCAACTCATTATGGCTTTCTCCGAGGTTTATTATCGGGCCCGATAAAAACAGTCCCGCTTGCTAACGCATTGTACTCAGCGTCACTGGATATCTTTACTGGACCTGCGGTTGGACCTGCGGTTGGGCCTGCGGGGGCAGAATCGGGGAGGCGTTTGCCAGTCTTACCAAAGGCTTCTAGCTGCTGCCTAATCTCTGTAATGCGAGCGGCTCGCTCTGCACGTAAGCCCTCAGGTTCGCTTAGCTTAGGAGATTCGGCATTTGCTTTTACAAGTTCCTTGTATTCGGCTAGCAGCATTTCTATGTCTATGGGCGTTGGAGGAGTTTTTCCACTACCCCGTAAACCTGCACGCACCTCTTTGGATTTCGCAGCAATTTTTGAAGACTCAAGGCGTTGTGCGGCATAAGTTCGAGCCGCTTCTTTAGTTGCTTCCCCGGACACATATCGACCGGCTACATTACCTGCTGCGCCGACAGATCGGCCCAATGCGCCCAACTCAGCCTTCTTCGCTTCATTTTCTAGCTTAGCCAAGTTTTGCTGGTGCATGGTGGCGGCTTTAATATCCCCCTCCGCGCGAGCGCGTTGCAATCCTTGCATCTCATACTGCGCCTTAACCATAATCTCTTGGCGTTTAAGGGGTAAGTCACGCAGTGCAGCTTCCTCTGCGGCCCTTTCTGCGTACGAACGCCCAAGCGACTGCCCCATACCCGCCATGAGTCCGCCAATACCCCGGCCCCGAGAGCCTTCGCCACCAGCAATAAGCGATTGCCACAAGTCCATACGCCTACGAGATTGCAGGTCTTCTCGAGCCCGGATATCGTTCTCCCCTTGTCTGCCTTGCAATTCTTCCAAACGTTTAAGGTATTCACCCTCAACATCCCGCTTCAGCATGGCGGCTTGTTCAGGATTTGATTGGGTCAATGCAGCTATTATTTCTTCGCGGGATTTAGGTGCAGGGCCTCTTTTGCCCATCTGCGCGGTAATTGCGTCTCTAGCAGCCGCATAGTCCCCCATTGGGTTTCCCATACCCGCCCCCGGAAGTTGAGCGCTAGCAAGCATTACCGGACTAGGGGCTCCCATGTCATCTTCTTCGTCCTCTTCGTCCTCTACATCCCCGCCCTCTGCGTACCCAACAATACCGCCATCTTTATACGCAGTCATGCGGGAGTTGATAGGCACCGAAGCAAGTCCGCCTTGGGCCATCCTTACAGGGGGCTCCCCTTGGGGCTGGG